CTTGGCTTTGGTTAGCCGTTTCTGCGGCTGAAAACCGCCTCCGGGTACACAACGGGTACACAACCTGCTAGGGTCGGAAGCGTCCAAGACCCACAGGAGGAACCCATGACTCCACGCAAGGCATCGCTTCGGGTGGCCCACCAGGGCAACTGCCCGAACGCATCGAAGACGGCGCTCGAGAGCGTCGGCCGCGGCTCCGGCTGCAGCTGCTCACCGAGCTACTACACCTTTAGACGTAGCCGTGACGGGCGGCCGGTCAAGGGCAGGCGCGTCAAGGATCGCCGCGTCGCCGAGCGCGCCCTGACGGCCGTGCAGTTCGAGATCGACGAGGGGCGGACAGGCCAGACGCGTCAGAGCGACCTCAGCTTCGACGCCTGGGCCGACCAGTGGGAGAACATCACCGAAGGCCGCGTCCGGGCCGGAGACTTGAAGCCGCGGACGCTGCAGGCCTACCGCGAGACACTTGCGCTCGGCCGGATCGCTCTCGGCGATGTTCCCCTGCGCGAGCTCGGGCCTGCCGATCTGCGCGGCCTCTACGAGATGGTCGAGAAGCAGCAGCCCGCGTCACGCCTGCGCCACCTTCGCCAACTCTCGGCCTGCCTGCAGGCGGCGGTCGACGAGGGACACTTGCAGGCGAACCCGCTGCCCGTCTTCATTAAGAAGCTGAAGCTGCGGGCGCCCCGGCGAGGCAAGGCGCCCTTCGAGGACGACGAACTTGCGCGGCTCTGGACTGCGCTCGCCGCCTACGAGGACGTCTACCTCTACGCCTGCCGCTTCTCGGCCGAGACGGGAGCGCGACTCGGAGAACTGATTGCTCTCGACTGGACGAACGTCGACCTCACGAACGGCCGCGTCCTGATCGAGTTCACCTGGGACGATCGCGACGGCTTGCTGCCGCCGAAGGATCGCAAGGCCCGGTCCGTCTACCTGACCGCCGAGGCGAGGGCCGTGCTCGAGGCTTGGGTCGGCGTCGCAGGGACACAGACCGAAGGGCCGGTCTTCCCGAACCCGCTGACCGGTGGCCGGATGCAGCGTCGGGTCGCGCAGCGGCGGCTCGACGACGCGATGAGCGATGCGGGCATTCCGAAGTTGCACCCCGAGCTCCGGCTCCCGCGCTCGTTCCACAGCTTGAGGTACACGACCTCGAACCTGATGCAGCGGCGCGGCTATCACCCGCGGCTGATCGAGCAGACGCTCGGCCACGGCTCGCTTGAGCTGACCTACGGCGTCTATGGCGGCTGGACGCCGGACCAGTTGGCGGCGGAGGCGACAAGGACGGCTACCGAATGACGGTGCAGCGGACCTCTGCCGAACGGAAGTTCGTCAGGGGCCTAGAACAAGTCGCGGCGATTTGTCGTGAAGTCAAGGCATTTGAGAGTGCGAACGCCTACGAGCTCAGGACTGACCGCGAAGTCAAAACGTCCGGGCAGATCGAGTACACGTGCTTCGCGGTCGAGAGACAGGCGCCACCTGATCATTGGCCGCTTCTTTTGGGAGAAGCGATCCACAACCTTCGCGCAAGCCTCGATCACGCTGTATGGGCTGCCACCGCCCCGCCGGCGCGGAGTAGCAGGACCGCCTTTCCAATCGCGAGCGATCCCAAGAAGTTCTCAGAGCAGCGGGATCGAATAGCAGGCGTCCCGGTCAAAGTGCGCTCACTCATCGAGGAGGCACAACCTTTCAAAACGAACCCGGGCGAGCCAGAGCACGCCTGGCTCGCGATTCTCGCTGACCTCTCAAACGCGGATAAGCACCGAGAGATAACGACGGTAGCCGCAAAGGTCGAGGTTCCGGGCTTCGGCTACGACGGGCCCCAATCCGACATGAGGTTTATCGACTCGGGGGAGGGTCGCGATCTTCACGACGGCACCAAGGTTATGGCGTTTGTTGTCGACGGTCCGCAAGCCGATCAAGTGGCCGTGGGACCGTTCTTTCGCTACGAGGTTCGCGTAGAAGGACGTTCCCTTATGGGTTCGCTTCAGATCATCGCGCACGCGGTCTGGAAAAACGTCAGTGAATGTGAATTTGGCGAACCATTCCCGCTCTTCACGCCACCGCTCTTCGTGCTTCTACCGGATCGGACGGTTTACCCAGCCGCGCCTTTCTTTCCCGCACCCTCTCGATTCGAGGCGATAGCGCTCGACTCTGTTACTAATCGCTAGAGCGCGGGGCCGGCCCTCCGGGTCTTGGACGATTCGTGGAGTCGCCTCGCGCTCTCTTTGTAAATCTAGGCTGCGACGCGCTGCAGAACACCCGCAAACCTAGTCAGTGTCGGGTCGCTCCGACCAGCCTCGTTCCTATGCTTGCCGCGTTGCCGATGCCTGGTAGCGCTTCACACTCACGTTCTCTCGCCGGGGCGGCCTTCGGCCGGAGGGTCGCCCCTGCGAAGAACTCGAGCGTGAACGTCCGGGTCAATCGGCACGATCGAGTGTTGAAGCGAACAGAAAGGCATCCGGCATGGAGACCACCGACGTAGAAGCCCGTCCAGATGGGTACGACCGCTCGCCGAAGCAGATCCGCGTCCGCGCGGATGCCGGCACGCGAGTGCTTCGCAAGTATTTCCCCTGGGGTAGCCCCCGAGAGTTGCTGGCGACTCGTCGCGTGACGCAGCGTGCCTGCCAGAACTTCAGTCGGTCCGCCCGTCCGCGCGAGCGGCGAGCCCCAAGGTCCGCTCGTCGCACGACTCGCGCTTCCGCTCGCAGTCCGGGTCGATCTACCGGCGGCGACGAGCCGCCACCGCCACCTGATCTAAGCCGCGCCGCGGCCCTCGTAGGGGGTGCGCGATGATCGGCAAGTACCTCCTCGTTGAGGACGTCGCGCAGTTGCTCGGCGTCTCGAAGCGGACCGTCCACGAGTACACCCGGACGGACCGGATACCGAATCGCGTACTGCCTCACGGCCGACGCGTCTTGTTCGAGCCAGAGTGGCTCGACGCTTGGGCTGACGGCGCCGAGCTCGAGCGAATCGACTTGCCTGCCGGCGGCCGGATCGTTCGCCCGGTCGCGACTGAGCCCGCTCGCTTGAGGGGAGTGGCGTGAGATGCACAAGCGATCCCCGCTTGCCTGCTGCCTCGCCGCGGAGCAGACAGAGCTACAGCGGCACGTCCACCCGTACCTGCGAAGCCTCGGCGCTGCTCGCAACAACCTCAACGCCGAACAGCGGCAGGTGTTCGCCTCGATCAGCGCCCGGGCCTTGCGCAAGGCATTTGCCGCGGAGTTCGTCGTGCTCGAAGCCGAAGAGGCATTGAGGAGGGCGGCCTGATGAGCGTCGACGTCAAGTTCGACGACAGCGGCGAGGTCGTCTCCTACTCGCTGAACGGAAAGCCTGTGCTGACTGCCACGGACGAGGGGATGCTGGAATGGCTCGCCGCGGGCCTCAAGCCGAGCACGAACGGAAAGCCGGCGCGCCGCGTGCTTACGACTGCCGCGGCCGACGTCGAACGGGCGCAAGCGGAATGGCTAGACGGCTGCCGGGTTCCGCTCGGCAAGGTGACGATCGTCGCCGGCCCTGGGGGCGTTGGCAAAAGCCAGTGGACGTGCCTCTTGGCCGCGCAGCTATCGCGTGGCGAGCTCGGGGATGCTGGCGCAACGCTGATCGCAACCGCTGAAGACGACCCGTCGACGACAGTTCGCCCGCGACTCGAAGCCGTCCAGGCTGATCTTGCCCGGGTTCACTTCCTGACGATTGCGACGAAGGAAGGCGACGAGGACGGCATCGAGATACCCGACGACTTGCCGTAGCTCGAGCAGACCGTTCGCACGCTCGGCGCTCGGCTCCTAGTCATCGACCCGCTCGTTGCGCACCTGCCCGAGAAGATCGACTCTCACCGCGACCAGTCGGTGCGGCGCGCGCTGGCGCCGCTCTACCGGCTCGCCAAGAACACCGACTGCGCCGTCGTCGCCGTTCTCCACCTGAACAAGTCGGCCGGGCTCGCGCCGCTGATGCGGCTGCCCGGCTCGGTGGCATTCGGCAACGCCGTCCGCTCGGTGCTGCTGCTCGAGCGTGACCCGGACGACCCAGACGGCGAGCGCGGCCACCGTCGCGTCTTAGCTCACGTCAAGTCCAACCTGGGGCCACTCGCCCCGAGCCTGCTCTACCAGCTTGCCCCGATCGTTCTGGAGGCCGAGGGCAACTCGCCGATGGTCGAGACGTCGCGCTTGGAACTGCTGGGCGAGTCGGAGCACGACGGCCGCGACTTGCTCAACGCCGGCGACGACGACGAACGCTCGGCGCGCGAAGAGGCCGTCGACTTCCTGCGCGAGTACCTCGCAGACGGACAGCGGCATTCGACCGCCGACATCTACAAGGAGGCGGGCTCGCTGAGGATCAGCGACCGCACGCTTCGGCGCGCTCGGACGAAGCTCGGCGTCAGGGCCGAGAAGTCGGGATTTCGGGGCGGCTGGCAGTGGTGGCTCCCCGAAGTGGCCAAGCTCGAGGCTGAAACCGTCGCAAACCCGCATTCCTCCACGAACGGGACAGACACACCGACACTTGGCCAGTTGGCCACTTCGACAGTTACCGAAGGGGACAACAACTTGGCTTGTTTAGACGAAGTGGACAAGCCTGAAGTGTTGGCCAGTTCTGTCCACTTCGATGACGAGGAGTTTCCGTTCTGATGCCGCTTCGACGCATCCGAACAGCTAGCGCGTCCGCGACTTTGAACCCGCGCGAACCTTCGCGATTCGTGCCCGTTCTGTACCCGTCTCCTCGTTGCGTCTTTCTCCGAGATGAATGTCGTCGGACGCTAGGTCGGGCGTTCGGCTTGTCGAGGGGGAACCGGTGAGCGCGCCGACGTCCCTGCAACGTCGGCGCCGCTCGCTGACCAAGCGCGACCGCGAGACGTTCCTCGAGGCCATTGCCGCCGGCTGGTCGGTTCGCCATGCCGCCGACCTGACCGGCCGCCGCTTCCAGTCGTTCTACGAGGAGCGCGAACGAGACGAGGACTTCGCTGCCGCCTGGGCCGAGGCGAAGGAGCAGGGAATCCAGCGGCTCGAAGACGAGGCGTTGCGCCGCGGCGTCGAGGGCTACGACGAAGAGACCTACGACGGTGACGACAAACTGATCCGCCGCGTCCATCGCTTCGACTCGCCGCTGCTGCAGCTGCGGCTCAAGGCCGCGCGGCCCGAGGTCTATCGCGAGAACGCAGCGGTTGAAGTCAAGGCGCCGACCGTCTTCGTTCTGCAGTCGGCGTTCGGTCCGACCCACGACATCGAAGCTGAGGCGGTCGAGTCTCCGCCCGAGCTGCCAAGCGGTGAGTCCGCATGACCGCAGCCGAGCAGATCATCGCTCCGCCCTTCCTCGCCAACGTCAAGCAGCGCGAGGCCGCCGTTCACTGGCACGACCGTAAGGCCCGAGTCGTCACGATCGGCGGCGCGATCCGCTCCGGCAAGACGCAGGCCGCCGGACGCCTGATCGTCGAGACGGCCGTCGAGCAGCCGGCGCCCTACCTCGTCGCCCGCTCGACTTACCGCGAGCTCGAGGACTCGACCAAGAAGGCGATGCTCTACGGCGACGGCGCGCTGCCGCCGCTGATCCCGCCCGAGCTGGTCGAGGACTACCGCGCCTCGGACAACCTCGTCCGTTTGAAGACCGGCGCCGAGATCCTCTTCCGCAGCCTCGAGGAGGGCCAGGTCGGCAAGCTCCTGAACCTGACGCTCGGCGGCATCTTCGTCGACCAGATCGAGGAGCTGGACGGAGGCGACGAGGGCGAGCGCGTCTTCGACACCCTGCTCGGCCGGCTCTCCGATCCCCGCGGCCCGCGCAAGCTGCTCGCGGTCGCCAACCCGTCCGGCTTGACGCACTGGGTCCATCGCCGTCTTGTCGAGGAGGGAACGCGAGACCGGGGGCCCGCTACGTCCACGTCACCCTGCTCGACAACCAGGCGAACCTGCCTGCCGACTACGTCGCTCAGATGCTCGCCACCCGCGAGACGCGGCCACCTTGGTATCGCAGCTTCATCCTCGGCGAGTGGGGCGCCTTCGAGGGCCAAGCCTTCGAGGAGTTCGAGGAGCAGGTTCACGTCGTTCGGCCGTTCGTGATCCCGGCCCACTGGGAGCGGTTCGAAAGTCTCGACCACGGCGCCAACCATCCCACCGTTGTCCTCCCCTGGGCCGCCGACGAGGACGGCAACCTCGTCGTCTTCGGCGAGTACTCCTCGCCCGGTCTTGTCTCTGCGCACGCCCTGGCGATCAAACTGCAGCGCAAGCGCTGGGGAACGCGCAACTGCTGGGCTGACCCAAGCGTCTTTGCCTCGCAGGGACTCTCCAACAAGTTCGGCGGCCCGGCCTCGGTGGCGACTGAGTACGCCGAGCATGGCATCCCTCTGATCCGCGGCAACAACGACCGCCAGGCCGGCTACGTGCGCCTGCTCGAACTGCTGCACGTCGAGCCCGGCCGGATTCCGCCGCCCTGGGCGCAGATCCGCAAGGGAATCGAGGGAGCGCCGCGGCTCTACGTCTTCGCGACCTGCAAGGAACTGATTCGCCAACTGAAGTCGGCGCCGGTTGCGGTCGACGGTCAGGACGTCGGCGAGGCGGTCGACAAGCATTGGGAGTCCGAGCACGGACACGCGGTTGCCTCGCTTCGCTACGGCGCGATGTCGAGGCCGGGCGCATCCGCTGAGGCTCCCGACCGCCCGCCTGACAACCCGGACTGGGACGACGCCCAACGAGGCCGCGCCGAGTTCTTCTGGCGCTTGAACAAAGAGCGCGAGGAGGAGTACGAGAACCCCGTTCAGACTTGGGAGTTCGTCTAACCATGAGCGAGTTGATGACACGGCACGTCGAAACGCTGGCGCTCCGCTTGCTCTCCTGCGACGCTGGACCGTTCGTCAAAGCGAGGCGAACCCCGAGTGAGTTCGCCCATCGCGCGTCAGGGGCCTCAATCTAAAAATCGAACTGAGGCCGCTGGTGGGCTGACGTTCCCTGACCTTGAACCTCATTCGCTGCCCCATGCCACGCCTGGTGTGTACGTCTTATAGCCTTCTACGTACCAGCAGTTACGAGGCAAAGGACCGGCAGAGGGCCGGAGCATGAACCGAACACCGGCCGCAGCGGCTGCGCTTCTCTCCGCAGTGACGTTCTTACTCGTCGCGACCGCTCCTGGCGCAGAGGACTCCACGCGAGTCGGGGGCTCGTTTTCTACCTCGAATCCGTCGCCTTTCCAGGCCGCGCCGCACCCCGGTGATCTCGATCCGCACTTCGGGTCCGGAGGCCGTGTCCTGACCGATTTTGGCTCTAACTACGACGCTGCGAATGCGGTCGCACTCCAGCGCGACGGAAAAATCGTTGTCGCTGGCGAGAGCAACGTCGGCGATCTCGCCCTCGCTCGATATCAGACCGACGGCAAGCTCGATCCAAGCTTCGGCTCTGGCGGGATGGTACGAGCGCCTGGTTTCAGGGCCACGGGGGTCGCGATACAACCTGACGGAAAGATTGTTCTGGTCGGCGGGCACGACCAGCGGGGCCAGTTGCGGCTGGGGCTGACTCGGTACGACGTCGACGGCAACCTCGATCCCAGCTTCGGCTCGCGCGGCCTCGTTCTCACACACTTCCGGCGGCAGAGTCCGCTTGATTCCGGAACTGCCCTCGGGCTGCAGCCGGACGGCAAGATCGGCGCAACCGGCTGGACTGGTGCGGTCGGACCGCACACTCGGGTCTACTTCGCGCTTGCCCGCTACCTTCCGAGGGGCCAACTCGATCAGACGTTCGGTAGGGCCGGAAAGGTCGTGACCAGTTCGCCCCTCCGTTCAAGCGACGCATTCGCGTCTGCCTTAGCGATCCGGCGTGACGCCAGGATCGTGGTCGCTGGAGCGAACGAGCCCAACGTGGTGGGCGGCCCTTCCTCTGTGATGCTCGCTCGTTACCGAGCAAACGGCTCGCTTGATCGTGGTTTTGGCCGACACGGTCGGCTCATCAGCCGACTACCGGGCATAGAGGAAAGCGAAGCTACTGGCGTCGCGATCGACCGGCACGGCAAGATCGTGGTCGTTGGATGGGGGGGCAACCAGATCGATTTCATCCTTGCCCGCTTTCGGTCGAGCGGCCGCCTCGACAGTCGCTTCGGCAAGCACGGCGCCGTGACGACCGACTTCGGCGGGGAAGACTTCGGCTCCGCAATCGCGATCCAACGTGATGGCAAGCTGATCGTCGCCGGAGGTACCGACCGCGGGTTTGCTCTCGCCCGGTACACGCCAGCCGGCAGGCTGGACAGGACATTCGGGGTAAACGGGAAGACGGTGACCCGGTTCACCGGCAAACGCGACGAGGTGACGATCGGAGAGGCGGCCATTGCGGCGTCGTGCCTCGCGGCTCTCAGCAGCGACGAGGAGGCGCCAAGAACGCTTCCGGCCTTGTCCGAAAGAGCGACGAGGCGGAGATGAGCTCGAGGCGTAACCTGAACCTCGGGCCGGGAACCGCGGAAGCGCTCGGTGTTCGCTACCCGCTCAGCCCTGATCGGCTAGAGCGCGCCCTCCCGCACCGCGGAGATCCCCCGCGACGCCGGCTTCTACGTCAATCCGCAAAGGCGAGCAGCGATTTTGGATCAACGTCTGCCCCCAATCGGCCCTACTAGCGTTCTGGCGCGTTCTGATCCTTGGTCGGCAGACCCACCGCGGCACACACAACCGAAGCTACGAGCTGCCGATCAGCATGCGCCTGAGCGAGCATCCGAGTGTCCGGGAGGGCTAGCGCAACCGCCTGCGCCAGCGTGCGGGAATGTCACCCGAGTTTGCGTCAGTTAGCGTTAACGGCCGTGCGGGAGGGCTCGGGACAGCTTGTCCTTCGCGAGATCGAAGATCGTGATCTCGGCGTGCTGTT